GATAGGGGGCTGATAGGGGGCTGACTTGGCTGTGTGCTGATAGGGGCCCTTCTGGGGGCGACTCTGCAGAGTAGTCTGACCCGACTTTTTCCACGTTCAACTAAACACCCCCGCCGGTGTGACTCTGTGCCATCTAGAACAGCTTCCAACGTATTCCAGGTAGGGTAACAGGGGCACGGAGCTGCAATGCGTTCTAGATGGCACAGGGGAACACGGCGCTTATTTTCGTTTATTTTCACAAGTTGCGCCGCTGGAGTATAGTTATATTGAGAGGTACTTGTGAAAATACGTTATGTAAATCCAGAAATATTAGAATGGCTTTCTAATCGACACAGATGCGAAGCAGACGGGGGCGGCGGCGGTCCCTACAGCCCTGAGGATAGTTGGATTAGGGCAATCGACTCGAACCACGCGGAGGAAGACGATCTGCCGCCAGTCCCATCTTTAGAAGGTGTACCTGACGACTTTGTCTATATGTGGCACTGTAGAGAAGTCGGAATGACTTGGGCTGAAATAGCCTCTATGCACAGTATGACTACAGCCGGGTGCTGGAAGAAATATAAGCGACTAGCAGAAGAAACGCGAGGAAAAAAGGCGCTCTTAAGGAGCCCTAAAGGCGCTATTATTAGGAGTCATAATGTCCCGTAAGATACCAGAACCTTGTCTGACTGACGCCAACCCCGCGGGTGACAAACACTTTCAGAAACTAAAGCGGTCTCTTCGCAGTGCGATTGACAGTGGAGCAACTGCAGATATACTCCTTGCAGTTATGAAACTCGGGGAACACGCTAATGAGAAGCCATCCGACTGGATAGTCTCACCACGTGCCTTTTATGAACTAGCTGATGCTCTACGTCAACTACACAATGACGGTCAGATGACTAACAAGGGTCAAGAGGCTGTCTTAAAGCTCCTTCGTACCCCAAGTGCGCAATAACCTGTGAATAGTTGGTCAGTTGAACTTCGGCACGAGCTAACAGACTTCAGCAAGTTTCTGTCTATCTGTACTGTCTTTGATAAAGTGAAGGGTAAAGTAGTGCCTTTCGTCCCGACAGTTGCGCAACAGAAGCTCATTGAAGTTCTGAAGAGTAGCAACCGTATTGTCATCTTGAAGGCTCGTCAGATCGGTGCTTCAACGATTGTGAGAGCCTGGTTCGCCTGGAAAGCTCTGATGGCTGAAGAGCCCATTAAGATCGGTATAATGTCTTATACTCACGAGTCGGCTGCATATCTTCACGGTCTTGATAAGGGTTTTATCAGTGGTCTCCCCTCTGCTATAAGCAGACGTGTTGAAAGTGACACATCTAGAACTATACGCCTGAAAGACACACAGGTCGAACTGCGGAGTTTCACAGCAGGTATGAAAGGTGGTGGCACTCGTTCATTTACAATGACAGACTTGCACCTATCTGAGTTTGCACATTATGACGATCAACAAGAAGTGTTGTCAAATGCTGTCTCCTCAGTCGGTGATATGGGTCAGATAGTCATAGAAACAACAGCTAATGGTCCAGGAGACAAGTATCACGACCTTGTTCAGAATGTAGGCTCAAATGGATGGGCCCTCTTCTGGTCACCCTGGTTCGAGCACGCAGACTACAAGAAGCACAGTATGTTTGGTCAACAGGCAGTCCCGCATATGACTCAAGCTGAACTGATCTATCAGAAGCGGTATTCTCTAAACAAAGCTCAAATGTATTGGCGTCATACGATGATCTCATCTATTGGCGCTGATAAGTTTATGCAAGAGTACCCATCTACTCCTGAAGAAGCATTTATTAGTTGTTCAAAGCTATGGCTCCGGCCTTCTGCCTTCGAGCATATTGAAATAGTTGCAAGTGCAGGTAAGGAACTCCTCGTAACAACAAGTGAACAGCTGGAATCTGATGATCTTGTCCTTGGTGTTGATATAAGCGGTGGTGTTGGAGGCGATTATACGACTATTACAGCAGTTTCAATAAGAACTGCTCAACCTATTTGGCATTGGCACGATAATACTGAATCTCCAGGTCTTTTTACTGAACGTCTGCTGCGTTTTATCAAAAAGTACCGAGTAAAGCGGGTTCTGGTCGAAAGTAACGCCATCGGTGGGATTGTTATTCAGAGACTGAAAGATCTTGGTATTGATAAGAACCTCTTATGGCGTGATGAGAATGGTAAAGACTGGGTGACAGCAAAGCATTCAAAAATGAAAATATTTGAGGATCTACGTTCTCTTATTGAAAGCGGCAGTATCAAAATGCTTGCCTTGCCAGTCTATAAAGAGCTACTTGCACTTGAAGCTACTAAGTTTGGTCCTCGTGGTCAGAAACACGCTCACGATGATCTTGCAGTTTCTCTTGCCCTGGCTTATGCCTGTCTAGAGAGTGTTCCTAACGTGCTTCGGCAGGAAAAGAGCTACAAGACTATGGAAGCATTTATCAGGAAATCCAAAATGAAGCAGACATTAACGGGTGACAAGTTACCCTGGAAAAGGAGCACACTAAATGGCCGGGTATGAACTAAAAGCAAAAACTGTAGCACAGATAGCAGCTCGTCACAAAGCTTATTGGGATACACAACGTCCAGAGTTATTTAGACTGAAACAGTGCTATGAAACTCGTATTTGGCAAAGTAATGGGAACAACGGATCAACTACTCTTGGACATCATTCATTAGCAGCTGATATTAATGGTATCAACATTGAAGTTCCAGTCGGTTACGAACATATTGAATCGCTTATGGCTTCTCTATTTACAAGACAGCCTGGTGTTACAATCCGTTCAGGTATTACTGGAAGTGGAACACCGAAGAAAGCAGAAGCACTCTTTAACAACTGGTGTATGAGAAATAGGAAGATGATTGAAGATGCCTCACGTCTTGCTCTTATCTACCCGATGTCATTCGTCAAAATAGCCCCACAAGCTCATACTGACCCACTAAGACGTATTACTGGAGCAGCTGTCGCTCCTTGGGATGTTATCTTAGACAGAGATGCTCATAACTGGGTGTCACAACGTTATTCCGGTCATACTTACTATCTACCTCTCCCAGAGGCTAAAGCGAAGTTCGGCAACAAGAAGTTTGAAGCAGGTGAACGTGTTGAATACTGGGACAATGGAGCACTTGGTGTTAGAGAGGGCCGCATTGGTGTTGGAACTCCTGAAATGGATTTGGATGAAGAGTCATACTTTCGCTTCATCAAAGTTGTCGAACTATACGATTTTGTGAATGATAAGCTCCTATTCTGGTCGCCAAACTGGAAGTCTGGTGAAGAGTTCCTTGATGATGGCCCAATCCCATTCAGAAATCCTGATGGCTCACCCAGCAACAACATTGTGCCGATGTATTACAATCATATTCCTGACAAGCCAATGGATGGTTATTCTTCGCTTCGTCGTATCTATGATCAAGCTTTTGAGATGAACATCATACGTTCCTTCCAGGCAAATGCAGTCCGTAAAGCATCAAGGCAATGGCTTGTCAAGAAAGGTGCGCTTGATGAAGAACAAATGGCACAGCTTATTGCCGGTATTGATGGTGCCTACGTTGAAGTAGACTCTGATACACTTTCTGGTGTTATGATACCAGTTCCACATACTTCAACACCACCAGAAGTTACAACTTACTATGAAGCAGTTAGAGCTGACAAAGACCGTGGATCCATTATGGCTCCATTTACTCGTGGTGAAAGCACTCGGTCATCTGCAACTGAAATCGCTGCGCTTGTTGCTTATACAAGTTCAGAAGTCGGTCGTATGGCAAGAGAACGTGATGATATGATCGAAATGACAGCAAGAACTGTGCTAAATATGTTCAAAGTATATCTTGGTGAAGAACCTGTTACACTTCTAGTTAAGGGTGAATACCTGAATGTTACAGGCGCAGATCTTGATGAAGACTTCAACATTTTCAGTCAAGACAGTGCATCTACGCCGGTTAGCGATGCAGTTAGAAAGAGCGAACTACTTGGAGCAGCACAAATGCTCATTTCGCTAGGAGTTCCACAAGGAGAAATGCTAAAGGAAATAGTCAGAACAATGAACCTACCCGAGTCTTTCAATATTCCAGAAACAGCAGCCCCTGAGGGATCAGAAGGCTCTGCACCCGGTGGGTCTATACCGTCAGCTGGTCCAGCTGCTGCAGCAGCACTTAAAGGTGCGGGTGTTGGCTCTCCAGGAGCACTAGCAGCTTCAATCCTTGATCAAGGGCGGAAATAATGCCTATTTACCCTTATAAGTGCTCACGTGGTCATACACACGATGAACTCTACAAATGGCCGCCACCAGAAAGTATCAAGTGCGGTTATGTAACTAGCACACTTACTAAATGTCGTTGTAAGTCTGTACGTCTCGTTACAATGCCCGCTAAAACTGCTGGTCGCTGGGGAGATACATCTGCTAAGTTTATTCCAGCTTTTGGAAGAGAACTTACAACGGTGCAGGCAGAATCAGAAGCACGGAGACTTGGCCTTGTTTCTGAATATGATCTTCCAAGACATTATATCGAAGACAAACTTGCAGATCAAGATGCTGATGCAGCGTTACACTTAAAGACAATGTCAAACTTTGAAACTGTAAAGGCAGAAACTGGTGATGCAAGTAGAGCTTGGGCTGAAACATTTTCAACTGAGCGTATGATTAGCGACGGTAACCTCAACTCAGGAGATTTATAAAATGGCAAACGAACTGGATGTATTGGCACTTGGGGAACCAGGCGCTATGGGACAAGAAGAAGAAGTAATCGACCTAGCAGGACAAGTTGATACAGCGAAGGATGAAGCTTATGAAAGGGCAGGTCCATCAGTTACAGCAACAGTTTCTGGTCTTAACGCGCTGGTGGATGGCGTGAATGCTGTTCTTCCATTATTTAAAGCACCTCCATATGAAAGTTTCAGTGAAGCAGTTCCTAAACTTCCAGGAGCTTTTGTCAAAGTGATTACAATGATAGCTGAGGCAGCAACAAGTGCTGGTTTAGAAGAACTTGCACCTTCGATAGAGTCACTTACAGATGACAAGTCTTTTAAAATGGAAGCCGGGAAGCTAAAGACACTCGCTTCTAAGTCAGAGTTTAAGGCTTATATTCGTTCAGCACCTGCTCCTAAGGACGCACCTGTTGAAGGTGGTATGGGCGATATGGCAGATATGGGTGCTGAAGAAGCTGCTGATGCTGAATATGCCGCTGGTGAAGATGAAGCACTAATGGCAGGTCGTGTATGATAGCACTCTTTTTAATAACATCACTTATGACTGCACATTGTAACTCTACAGGGATTGTAACTCTACGTTACGATGCACCAACCCCGGTTTATGTATTGACTCCACTTATTCTAATGGTAGATGATACAGGAACTGTTCACGAAGTAACTCTAACAAAGGAATAATAGGATTATGGCAATAGAAGAGAATAACGGAGGCTCCACAGGAGCAACCTCTGACTCCCAAGTAACAGTAGATCACGGAAACGTAGAACCCCAGTCAAATGCTGCAACAAATGGCACAAACCACGACAGGTTGCAGAAGGCTTATGCTGCAGCAACTGGTGGTGTTCTAACAAATGATACGCCAACAATAGATAGTCTATCAACTATGGATCTACCGGCTGGTGATCACAAGGGTATTGATTATAACAAGGTAATGAACGACCTTCCAGATGATGCAAAGAGAATACTTGCAAACTTACGTTCAGATTACACAAAGAAGACACAAGCACTTGCCACTCAGACTCGTGAAGTAGAAGAACAAAGACAGACTCTACTGACTTCTAAAGCCTACAATGATATGTTGGCAAAAGCTGCTGAAGAACCAGCGCCTGCTGATCCTTGGGATGCTCACTCATTTGAGAAGAGAATAGAACAAGAAGTAGCCAAGCGTCTAACTGAAGTGTTAAAACCTATGCAGACTGAACTTGAGACTAACGCTCGCAAAGCAAAGCTTCAGGAGTTTAAGACTGCTAACCCAGATCTTGAGACATACAAAAGAGAAATAGTAGAAGTTCTAAAGAACAATGCTTCATTGACTCTTGAACAAGCATATTACATCATCAAGGGAAAGAGCCAGACTGAGACTTTAAGAAAGAATGAGCAAGAACTATCAGTCTATAAGAACGCTGCAAAGGAATACGGTATGAAAGTATCGATTGGTTCAAATCACGGCGGTGATATGAAGCCACCTCCTTCAGTGAAAAGAGATGCTTATTCAATATATAAATGGCTCGAAGCGAATAAACGCGCATAGTCCAGGAAATAACTTGACGGCTTATAGGATATCTCTCCTTAGTCGTTTAAGATAAAGAGAACTCCCTTCCCGTCTCGCGACGACAAGAAGAAAGTCTCACACTGTTGCTAGCGCATTTTGCTATAGCAACTCACACTAAAACAAAACGGAGAAAAAGAAATGGCAATATCAAATGACGTTCTCTCCTCCACTTTACGGATCCTTCTAGACGAGGCGGTAGACAACCTTTACCGTTCAACTCCTCTTCTGGAGCAGATCAAGACAAGTGGTGGCATTGAACTATACGACGGCGGGTCTCAACTCGACGTACCACTTATCCTGGAAGAGCACTCTTCCATCTCGCAGATGAGCACTGGCTATGAGCCAATCAATCTTGCAGTAACCGATGCAATGCGTCAAGCATCATTCGGTTGGGCAGATTTCATCGCACCTATCGTTATCACCAAGCGTGAAGAACTCTCAAACCGTGGCGACAGAGCCGTTCTCAGCATTGCTGAAGCACGTATGAAGTCCGTAATGGGAACCCTTCGCAGAGAATGGGAACGTCAGGCAGTTGCAGGGACTTCAGTAATCCTCACTGATATGCTCACCCTAAACGGTGGTGCTTCAGCTACAGGCTTCCTTGAAGGTCTTGCAGTCACTACGCAGAACAACACTGTCGGTGGTCTTGCAAAGGCAACATTCAGAGAACTTGAAAATCAGTTTGTCAACGCAGGCGCTACTCTGTCAATCCCAGAAATGGCTAACTTGATGATTGCTGCACAAATCAAGACTCCAGACGGTTCAGCACCTAACCTCATCCTTGCCTCACCATTGTTCTACCAGACCTACAAGGGTCTGCTCTTTGCCAATGAGCGTTACATCGATGAGAGCGTACTAGACGGTGGAAGAATGGCCCTAGCATTCAACACTGCTAAAATGTACGTTGATAGCTTCTTGCCAGCCGTTTCTGACGCTGGTAACGCTCTATCAGCATACTTCCTCAACACGAAGTTCCTCAAGGTTGGTTTCGATTCTGATGCCAACTTTAAGATGTCGGACTTCGAAACTGTTTCTGGCTATGCTGCTCGCTCAGCGAACATCTACGTTAGAACACAGCTTTACTTCCACCACTTAGCAAGCCAGGGCGTCCTGGTAAACGGAGAAAGCTAATGGCTACCGCTACAACTATTCAGTATCTTCCCAATACTGCTACATCAGAACTTGGTGGCTCTGTGGCCATCAAGACTCAGAGCAACAGACGTCAGATCGAGTCATTCACTGCTAACGGCGTCATTGCTGTAGGTGATTGGGTTGCTTTTGATACAACTGTTACTGATGCTGCACGTATGAGCACCGTTATTCAAGCAGCTGCTGTTGCAGCTGGTAACCAACGTGTTTGTGGTGTTGCTATTACAGCATCAGCAGTAGCTGGTGACATTGTTCAAGTAGTCGTACGTGGCTACGTCGAAGGTGTTAACGTAACAGCAGCTACCGCATCAGGTGTTGGTATTGCTGTTATTGGAACAGCAGGTCGTGGATCAGTGGTAGTAGCTGGTGTTACTACTGCACCAGCCTGTGGTGTAACACTTGAGGCAGCTGATGCCGTCGCAAACACTTGCGATGTTTGGGTAAGAAAAGCATTCTAAGAATGTGGGGTGGGCACGGATCAAACTGTGCCCACCCCTTGTGTTTCACGTTTCATAACTTAATACGAGATATAGATGAACTTCGGTAATGTAAAGAATATGATCTTCAGCATAACGGATTACAGTCCTGAAGTTGATGCGTATCAAGAAGAGGTAGATCGTATTGCTAACGAAGTCTATCACACGTTCTTTTCATCCAGGCCGTGGACATTTGCTCAAAAAGAAATAGATATTTACACACAGGCTGATATTACTGTTGATAATGGCACTATTACCAGCACCTCACCTGCCAACAGACCAAGCAAGTTTATACAGGGTGTAGGTGCTATTGCTGCAGACCTAAGAAATGAAGGCAGCATCATCCAAGTGCTTAACGCAACGAGTGACAACGACAATGGCGAATATTTCTTAGATAGCTGTGACAGTACAACAGACATTTGGGTCTCTAAGAAAGCACAAAATGACTCACAAGCTTGGACGATTAGCCAGATCCTTAGTCTCGAACTAGTTTGCAAGCAACGCTACATAACACTTCCTCCAGACTGTGTTGAACCCCTGAGTATTACTCTTCGTGATCCTTCAGTAACTTCAGCTCCTGGTCCATTTGGTCCAGTTCAAGAGCTAAGCAGACGTGAAGATGATGGTTCTTCATTGTGGTTGGATAGCACTGGTACTCCTACTGAATGGATACCTTACGACAACTTACCTGGTGGTGAGCTGGATGTCTCAGACTTCCCTCCTCTTCCAGGCGATCTTGCAGTCAATGTTGTTCCTTGTATTGCAGCAGCTGCTTGGCCGAGTGGCACATACAACTTCTATCTTGCTTACCGCTTCAGAGGCCGCATTGGTCCTATTGGCAAACCTGTTCAGATCGTCATAACTTCCAGCGCTCTTGCTCCAACAAAACCACAGTTTGTAACAAGAGATACAACTCTAAGTGGGTTGTCTGGTCTAAAGAAGCATATATTCTTTAACATTGAAGAGTTTACTGCTAGTGGTTACGGTGACACGCTTATACGCGATATGAATGATTGGTCTCACGATTTAGCTGTTCCTAGTGGTCCAGGTCTTGGTGATATAGTTGGTACAAAGTTCTACGTTCCAGATGATAACATCATAATAAACGTTGGAGACGACTATTTGGATGGTGTTAGTTTTGACCCTGCTTTGGCTGAATACAAACTACGTTCAGTTCCAAGAGCACCTGATTTCTCTGAAGGAACATACTGGCGGATCAGACTATCTCCACGTCCAAACTTCTATATGCCAGTCAGAGTTCGCTACATTAGGAAGCCAAATACTCTAATAGCTGATGAAGACACTCCTGAATGTCCGCCAGATACACATCGATACATTGTCTATAGAGCCTGTGAAGAGATCTTTACGAAGCATAATGCTCTTGATCAAGCTGAAATGTATCGTAGAAAAGCAGACAACGAAGAGAAAGCCATTTCACAACGTTGGCTAACACAAAGAGCTGCAAACTATATCAAAAAAGGATTTACATCAATGAGTTCTAGACCATTTAGACGCTTGGTTTATGTTCCCTAATGATTACTTCAAAGAAGACTGACTTTACCCCTGTAAAGGGTATTGATACACGAGAACCACAAACAGGTGGTGTTGCAAGTGTTATTGTCAATGGTGCTTACAACTCAGAAACACAGACTTGGTCATCTGATGTTGGTTATGAGAAGTATTTCACACTAGAGCCTGCCTTCTTACCATTTGCTGCAGCCCCTGTTGATAGCGTCTACAACTTTGATAGACACAATGGTGCTCAGCAGTGGTTGCTCTTTGAACAAGATGGTGACTTATCTTATGTGAAAGGTAATGATCAGACAGCTGTTCTTTTAAAAAGTGGAAGAACAGTTCCAGCTAATGGTGAAGCTGGATCATCATACAACACTTTCGGTAGATATGCAATCATAACTAATGGCCTTGATGCTCCATTAAAGTATCGTGGTTATAACAACATTCAGCCACTTGGTTGGGAACGAGTACCAAACACACCTTCTATTCACGTACTTGCACCTGATTGGTCATCTAACCCCAACAGACTTGCTTCAACACCTGCAACTGCTAACTTTGATACAGCAAATGTAAGTATTCTTCCGACTACTTATGATCTTCCTGATCAGCAAGGTCTTGGATCAGCAGCACTTAATGAACGAAACTCTTATTTATATCGTGTAACGTTAACTAATGAAGCTGGATCTGAAAGTCCTATCTCAGCTGAAAGTGACACCATTAGTTGGACAACCACAACTGACACACTTGGTAATGACAACACACAATGTCTTTATCTACACGACTTGCCTGTTGGATCAGTTGGAACTGTTGCAAGAACTATCTATAGAACAAAGAACTTATTCCAGGAAGGTATTGCTGGAAACTACTATTACGTTGATACAATACCGAACAACTATCAAACATCTTACATCGACTCTAAAAGCGATGCTGAACTTGGAAGTCTTGCACCTAATGATGCAGACTCAATAACATTTCCAGCGTCACAATGTAGATGGTCATCAACATTCAAAAACTGTCTATTCGTAGATGGAGGATCAGCAGATGGATCAAAACTCTTTTACAGCCAGCCCTTTCAACCAGATACTTATCGAGCAACCGGCATCATTGACTTTGGTTCAAGGAAAGGAGGCTCTATTACTGGCCTCTTCACATATTATAACAACCTCCTCGTCTTTAGAGATAACGCCATCGATGTTCTTACAGGAAACTCAGTCACTGGATTTAACACAGCGCCTTGGGTACAGGGTATTGGCACCAGGTCGCCTCACACTATTACGTTCGTCCCAGGTGTCGGGGTCCTGTTCTTCGGCAACGACGGCATCTACGCTATCACAGGTGGCTTAGACGGTGGTGCAGTTCTAGCCATTACACGTATTTCTGATGGTATCTCTTCTTTCATTGAGAAAGCATCAAGCGATATAATGGGCAAAGCTTCTGCTACTTATTCATCAGTCTTGAAGGAATGGCAATGCTATTTCCCAGCTTATGGATCGAAAGACAGAATGCTCGGTATAGTGTTCCACGTAGAGAAGGCTTATTGGTCCATAAGAGAAGGCTTTGACGTTGGTTGCATCACAACAGACTTTAGTGGCAACATTGTTTGGGGTAGCAACGCAAGAAATGGGATAACAGTTCCCATTCTTCCTGTCCTGTTAACCACAGAACAAAGAGAATGGGGTCTGTTTGTTATGTCAAAGCGTCGTACATTAGGAACGCTTTGGCAGAGTCAAGGTCCGATGCTTCCGGCTGTTCTTATTAATAACACTCCACCTGTATTCAAATGGCGCTCACAATGGCACGACTTTGGATATCCTGCTATGAAGAAGTTTGTGAAATATTTGTATATTTATGCAGCTTCAAGAGGTAATAATAAAGTTCCGCTGTCATATTTTAAAGATCACAGTTGGAATAACAAAACTGACCATCCACCGCAAGAATGGCAATGGGATGATAACCTACGTCAAAGCGTCTTTGGTATTGCAACTGCTGAACCGCAGGTAGTTATTCTAGACAGCGGACAACGCTGGGAAGACAAAGCAATGACACCTATACGTTTTGACATTTCAAATAAAGCGCTTTCAGACTTTGCTTGGGAAATAGAGACAACTGAACAAGTAGAACTTGTTGGTTATGCTATTGAATACGAAGTAAATGGAACACAGACGATTGGAGGAAGACGCTAATGTCTCATAAGTGGGGATCGGGGTATGCTGAAAATGGCGCCATTGTCGTATCAAGAGTAGTAGACAATGCAATGAACCCGATGGCACAAACTATAAACGGTGGGTTAGACAGAGAAAATCTGCCTGATATCTGCATAAATCCAGCACGTATTTCACCTCAACAAGTTATGAAAGTGTCAATCTTCAGTGACTTGGCTAACACTGATGTAACAGAATGGCCATCACCTAATGAATGGACATCTAATGACTTTCGTGGAACAAACTTAGCAGGATTAAACTATACTGCACTTAGCGGAGGTGGCTCATCTTATTCTGCCACAACTGCGGATGTGGCTTGTGAAGAGGGAATGTTGTCTGTACGTTGGACTTGTAAGTGCTGGGTAAATACTTATGACTTGGTTTATGATACTGTTGGTGCAGCTCAAGACTTTGGACAAAAGGCGATCTATTGGATTATGAAAGTTGATGGAACCGTTGTTGCTCATACGCGAAGTTATTATATGACATTTAACAACATAAAACTAGAAACTGCTATTCCAGTTATGAAGGGAACAAGACAGATAGAAATAGCGTTTGTGTTTGCTAATAGTCAAGACGGTGACTATAACTATGAGGATGCTCCTATGACACATTGGTGGGGTGGAAACTTGACTGCTATGAATAGGATACGCTAATGTCTAAAGCAACCATAATAAACTACTATCCTGATAACAACGCTATTACTGCAGCTACAGCTAACGCTAACTATTCAGCATTAGAGACAGCAACACTAGACATTAATGCTACTAATGTGCGGTTTGAAAGTATTGATGTAAGACAGCTACAAGGAAATCCAGTTTTAGAATATCAAGGTTTCCTGTCAAATGAATATGACTTAGGCGGTGCAGGTGTTGTGCCTAACATTCCAGGATCAGAGTATTATTCTTATTCTGACCCTATTCTTGGTGCTGGAACACTTGAACAGCCTATTCAGACTTCTAGTACAGGTGTAAAGTCTGCCTTGTTTAATGTTGGGACAAAGATGCTTGTTGATGGAGCACCAGGCCACGAGATATTTGAAGATGATGTCATAAACTTTGACTTCGAGATCAATGCTTGGACTATAGGTGAGATAATAGCCGGAGCTCTTGATGATATAACAATAAGCAGTATGTTAGCACCAGCTAGACAGGAGTTATGTTCAAGATATGCGAATATGGATGCAGCTAATGGTGGAAGCGGAATGGGTGAGTGGTTCTACTACATCTACCCGAAGTTTAATATAGTTGGTAATGCTGATGTAGACTTTATAACTGTTGGAGCTGCCACAAACAGTACTAGCTGTGACTTCGATCCTTCAACTGGTGTGAATGTTGGTCTAACAAATGGTGCAAACCTATCAGTTGGTGCAGGTATGGATCATATGATGGTGCTACCAATACACAAAATAAATGCTTCTAACATAGTAAATATTCCTTCATTCAGCCCTTATTATGAAGGACATCTTAATAACGTGTATGCTACTGGAACTGCTCAACAGAACTATGATCAACCTCCACTTCGGTTACACCACACGTTCACAATAAGAGTTGGAGCAGTTGCTCCAAATACAATACTTCACGCAACACAACTTTATATCAGCGGCATTTGGCGTCTGAACGCAAATGGAAATACATTGACTGCTTTTATTGAAGACACTGTATGCGATAGAGTTGGATTAGCATATGGTGTAAGTACTCGTGTCTATCTTGAACAAACAAGAACTGGTATCCAGATCTTCAGGAGCGTTTAATGTCTTATGTACCTCCTAACATCTTTGTCAACGCAACACCATTTAATGCAGTTGAAGTTCAAGAGAACAATGACGAACTTCAAGGGTACATAAACGGTGGTGTTATCCCAGGAGATATTGAAAATAGTCCTTGGGTAAGAAGCCCTCATATTATGCGTGGAACATATATTCCGCAGTGGAACCTTCACGAGTTCACTACGGGTATTGTGAGAGGTGGGTTTTTTCAAGGAAACAATATTCAAATAGGTGCTGATAAGAATAAGGCACCTATATCTGGTATGACATCTAACAAGAGTCAAGTATTCTGGTCTATTGACTTTGTTCCTCAATATGCTGACGTCAGTATTAGACTGTCTTGGCAACTACATCCAAAACATCCGGCTGCACAAGACGTATTAGTTAATGCAGGAAACCAGATAGCTCAAACAGTAGTTGATCCTAACTTTGCACAAGCATCGAGCACGAATACAAGCACTGTTCAGTATATCTCTTGTGAAGAGCACGATATGGGCAACTTCAGAAACTTTGGGTTTGAGCACGGAACACCTGGTCGTTATCGCAGACGCACTTCAGCTGGGTTTATTTATGATACTGCAACACTTGTTCCAGGACAGCAATACTCTTATCGCTTTTTCATTGGAACAGCGAATGTTGTGAATCACTATGCTGACTTGAACTATGACTTTCAGCTTTACTATGTTTAGGAAACAAAGAGGTATTTAAGATGGATCCAGCAACACTAGCAATGATAATCGCTGCTGTCCAAGCAGCTGCACAAGGTGTAGGTGGCACTATCGCAGCAGATAAGATCTATTCTGTTGATGATAAGGCGAATCAAGATGAACTACAAAGAAAAGCTGAACTTGGAACTCTCGGTTTTAGTGAAACTGAGAAACAAGAAATACTTCGTGGTATGCTAAATCCAGTTCAAGTAAGAGAAAGAGAAAGAGCTGTTGAAACAAGAAACCTTCTGGGTTCTATGAACCAGAGTGCAGCGGCTTCTAATATTTCTCAGCTCATTCAGTCTGACAAGGGTGAAGCAGCAAGAGCACAAGTTGGTGAGAAGTATATTACACAAAATATAGAAGAGAAGAGACTTCAAAATGAACAACTATCTGATCTTAAGAAGCTTAAGCTCGAAGAAGATGCTGCCATTGAGAAGGCTTGGCTTGATGCTCTTGGTATCGGTGCCGAGAAGGCAGCTGGTGTTTATCAGTCAGATCTGCTAAGAAAGGAAGAAGCATCAGCACAAGCAGTGGCTGACGCAAATAAAGAAACAGAAGATGTTACTGCAGACGAAATCGCAGCAGCAGCAGCACTTGTTGCAGGAGATGCATACTAATGGCCGAGCCACAAACAAAAGGTGAAGAACTACACCGCATTTATTTTGATGAACACCAACGAAGAGTTCGAGAATCGTTAGAGAGAGCACGTGTCGAGTTTGCTGAAGCGGGTTTAGCTGAAGGCGTTTATGCTCAGTATGTTGCTCAACTCTTAGAGACACAAATGGTGCAACTGTCTAACATTCAGAAAGCGTTGCTTGATTATGACGAGAGTGCAGCTAAAGCTGAATCTGAACGTGGGAAGTCTAAAGAAAAGAAGGCCAAACTATCTGGTGAGGATGCATCTAAACTTCTTGCAGTAGCTGTTGATGCAGGTAAAGTGAACCAGACTGCAGTTAGTGAGGCAGCAGAAAGACTTCAGAAAGTTAAAGGCATAGTCAATAAAGACTATGAAAATACTGCAGCACAATCGAACGTAATGAATGCTGCAGTAAGTAAAGTTAATGAGACAATAGCTCTTGCTTCTGCTACTAACACTGCTGATTTGGCAAAGACTGTTACTGATTCTATCAATGCAAACATAGCTCCAGGAACTTTTGAGCCTGGATCTTCACAAGCAAAGTCAGCAGCAGCTGCATTAATGAGTTCAGTTTCTTCTTCTTTGTCAAACTCTACATTGTATAACTCTAGTCCGGCAAACAAAGCTGATGTTGACAATAGAGTAAGGGCAGGTATCGCAAGTGCTCTTGGTGTTACTGCTAACTATACAAACTCAGCAGATGTTGAAGCGGACAAAGCAGTGGACATTGCCGATCAAAACAGGTCAGCAGGAGCCCAAGGTGGTTCTATTGCAGGTAGAGCAGGCCAGTTAGCAATAGATCTTGTTAATGAAAGCAGACAGCCAGCGCAACAGACAGCTGCTGAAACTGCAGCAGCAGCAGAAACTTCAACTTTGAAAGGTAAGGCAACACAGTTTGATACAGACTTTGGTGAAACATATCTCAGATACTTGAAGCAGTCAGGTAGTCCTGAGCTTGCAAAAGAGAAAGCAATACAGGAGTATTCTAAGAGAAGCACTCCTCTGCCTATTCTATATAAAATGGATGCTGAGAATAATGTTGTTAAAGATTCTGATGGTAAGGACGTGATTGATACAAATAAAATGGCTGATTCTCGTGATAGGCAGTATAATGCACACGAAAAACTATTCGACACCGCATTTAAGTCTAAAGTAGATTATCTTAATAACTCACCCACATTAGAGCGTAAGTGGTATGATCCAGTTTATATTGATATGTATGTTAGATCTAAGAACCTCACAGCTGAAGTAAATGCATCAGGCAAGAAGCTTGGTGGTGCCTTAGAAGATATAAAAGACATTCCAACTGAAGAGATGAAACGCCGTAGGGGTGCTGAGATCTATGAACCTCTTGCTCCAGATATTGGAAGGCGGCGTTCTGAAGCTGCTGCTGTTGAGTATGCAAGAAAGCCGACATTGACCACACCAAGGCCGGGTGTAGAGCCTGGTAGTGCTGAGGAAGCTAGAATAATGAAAGACGGAACAATGAGAAGGGGTGAAAAACCCGGAGACGTTGATGACTTCTTGGCTTCACGTGTTGCGGCTAGAGAAATGCCTATGGACGAAACACAGAAGATTGTTACAGGTGCAGCAGTTAGAGCAGGACGTTTAGGACCAATGGGCAAAACTGATCCAGGTTATCCTGGACCTGGTTGGAGACTATACAACAATATCGCAACTGGGCAGCTAAAAGGTAAGACACCTGCAGATATTGTAAGAGCTGCTTCTGATCTTGCTAATGGTGATATAACTAAACGTGATGAAATATTAACTTCTTTCTATCGCTACAAGCTTGCTAAGAAAGCAAGTGTGGAAAGTGCTGAAAGTGCTGAGAGATTGAATGACACTAAGCTCAATCCCAAGAAGACTGATGTGCCAGAATATACTTCTACAGTAAGTGAGATTGATATACCAGCAGATCCTGATCCGTTCGCCGATCTGAGTGATGATACTGAAGCGAATGAGAAGAAGAAACCATCTAACAGAATGGGACAATAGATATAAATGCCAACTCCTTCAGTACCGCCACCACCGTCGCAAGCGGCATACACACTTAATGCTGATGAACAAGCACTCTATGATAGAATGCTTAGAGCTCTTGGTCAAGTAAAAGCTGATGCCTATAAATCTACTAAGCTCAGTCAAAAAGCTCAAGCTCCTTCGTTTACTCCAGCAGTTCCGTTTAACCTCAATGTACGGCAGTCTGAAGTTACTCCAGTTGCTCCTGCAGTTCCTGTTCAAGGGCCGTTAGGTACGCAAATACGAGTTCCACAAAGCAGCCTTGAACAGTTGGCTCTACTTCGGCCTTCTAAAGAAGTGCTTAGAGCAGATACTCTTAAAGCTGCAGGTAAATATAGAGATAACCGTATAGTTGAACTAACTAGTCAAGGTAAGACACGAACAGAAGCTGAATGGACTGCTAATAAAGAAGCTTATGAAATGGTTCGTCAGCCTTCATCTATGACTGGGTTTGATAGAAAACCAGTCGGTGGCTATTCTACTTTGGCATTAAGTGGTAAAGACACGCTGCCATACTTGACTGGAATGCAAGCTGCATCTGAAGCCATTAAGCCACAAGCACTTGAAACTGAAGAAGCTGCTAAAGGTAGGAAAGTATTTGATGCATTACAAACGAAGGCTAAGGATCAACTTGCAGCAGATGCGAAGAGACTCGGTCTAAGTGAAGCAGATACATTCAGCAAAATGTTCGATGATAACAAACGAGATGCTCCACTAATAGCTGAGCAGATGTATGGTCCTGTTGATACATCTATCCCGAATGGGTACGCAATGCGTCAAGAACAAATAGCGGAAATACTTGGTGCTAAGAATGCAGTTCTTTATGCTATACGACCTGATGTGGGTTTCTTTAACTTAGGTAAGTTCGCTTCAACGAAAGCCGGTGACGCTATAAAGTTTATGACTGAAGACGAAAAGTATGGTGTTAGAACAGAAACAAAGGGAGTTGCAACGTTGCGCTTCTTGGGTGGTCTTTCTCGGCTTGGTCTAAATGCTATTGAGTCATCAGTCATAAAACCCTTAGCTAAAGCAACTGCTGCAGCGCTTGATCCTAACATAACTTATGATGATCTGACGAAGATAGACGAAGATGCGGTGGCATCAGCTGGTGTTGTAGATAGACCGGGTTATTCACGACAAGGTAATAGAACACAACTGCCTGAGTCTGCTAAACTGCGACAGAAAGTTGATACAGGGGACTTAGTCAGAGACACAATGTGGGATATTGCAACTGGTCGTTCAGCTGTTGATGACTACTTAGACGTTGGAATGGACAGCGGATCAGCAACAGTGTTTGGTCTGCTCTCAGAGTTTGCTATTCCGATTACACCTATTGGTTGGGTGTCTGATATTGCTCCAGCGCTTAGAGTGGGTAAAGGGTTGGCTGCTGCTGGTAGAGGTGCTGGTGCAGCGTTTGATGCTGCTGCTGCTACTAAAGCTGGTCAGGCTGTTGGTAGAAGCAGAGTGGGTCAGGCTGTAGGGGCTGGAGTTAAAGCCGTCAAACTTATTCCAGATCTACCTCAGATAGCAAAAATAAGATCTTATGCTAGAGCGAACATTAAAGAGGGTTCAGACATTGGCAAGTCTTTGGCAGAGTCACCTAAGTTTAGAGATATTCTAACTGACTCTGCTTCTCTACGTGAGAATCTTATTGAGATTATTTCTAAAGAAGCTGGTGATATAGCTCAAGTAAGGAAAGTTATAGCTAATGACGAAAAGATCCTTCACACAGATGGCACTACTCGCATTAGAACACCTGACGAAATCTTTGAAGAGCTACAACATTTATCTGACGCAGATACTATTGGCAGCAGTCCGTCAACAATAGCAAGAGACATTTACAAAGCACATAATATTAAATACGGAACACGTGGGTGGTTTAACAAGGTCCTCGAAGACATTTATACTGGAGTTGATAAGCAGTTTGATCTAGACGTAGCAAGTGGTAAAGTGCCGAAGCCTGCGGACTTCGCCGAAAGGCGAGATATGCTCAATATCTTGTATGCAGAAGCAGATAGAGAAGCAGTAGCTGGTGAAATACAAAGAATATCAGATTTTGCTGATGAAGCTGAAAAGAAACTTAAAAACTCTAACATAGATGCAGCACGTCTTGCTCTTATTGAAGCTGAAACACACGCAGGTCTTGGTTCTGATCTTTATCCAGCACAACGTTGGGATCTTCGAAACAAAGTAAGAGCTGAAATAATAAACGCAATACCTTCAGATGATTGGGTCTTTGTTACTGACAGCTTGTTAGTCAAAAAAGAAGTTGCAAAGTCTGATAAGTTTGTTAAAGTAGTAAAAGATGAAACGTCATCTTGGCCACGTGGTATTACATCAGCTGATGCTAGAACACGTCTTGAAGCTGCTATCAAGAATGCCTTTAGTGGGTCTGCAGAAGGGCGGGCGTTCAAAGGAACAGAGCTTGCTGAACCTATAGCCTTCGACGCTCCTCGCATTGTTGGTGAAGGTACGCCTATTGTCAATGAGTTTCCTCGTGGTGGTATCGAACGTTTGCAAACACCAGAAGCTAGAAGACTGTCAGTTGTTGAGGTTGTTCAAGACACAAGTGATACATTAAGAGCGTTAGCGTCTTGGATACCTGGCGGCGGTAGTCCATACGTCAGGGCAGCAGCTAAGACATTTGCTGATGCTGCTAAAGGTAGAGTACCAGCTAATGTGTATAACTTTATGATTAAAACTAAGAGTGAGCTTGACGCTTTAGAGAGAGCTCAAATGGCTGCGTTTGTTAAACTAAAAGATAATGGTTCAACTTCACTTCTTAATGACGCTATAAATGCACGTATTAATGAAGTAAATGATAACTTTACGATTTATGACAACTATGATGTTCCCGTCAATAGCAGAGATGTTGCTAATGCAGAAACAGTAAATGAGATGGTCAGATTTTTCTTTGATGATGCAAACTTAAGAGCAACATTTGGTGATAAATACGAAGACATCGTACAAGATGTCATCTTTAACAACTCTGCTGATGTATCAACATTAGATGCATACAGACAATCAGTTGCAGCATTAAGGAAGTTGAACCCACAACTAGAAAGCGTAGGTATTGGTAAGCGTGTTGGAACTGAAACAATGAATATAGACATTGGTGCTATTCAATGGCTACAGTCTGCTGAAGCAAAAGCTATTTTTAGGAAGAACTTTAGAGAAGGTCTGCCTCAAACGTCATTGACTCGTGACGAGTATTCTGATGTTATGAAAGCTGCTGCTTCTGCGTATGGTGAAGATGTGCTGAGAGTTGTTTCAGACTACATTCAGAAAGCCGGTCCTGACTTTAAAAGCAGGTTAGACAAGATCGCTAATAAACAGGCAGCTGAGTTCGTCTACAAGGGTGTTAGGGCTGAAGTAAGTCAGCTTGGGGTGGAATCATTGCGTGACGCAATACAGCGCGCTGTTCTTGCTAGAGAAAAAGCAAAGTCGGCTCCTGTTATTAAAGCTATTCAGGATGATGCTGCATCAGAAATATCTATGCTCAGCAGCAAGAATGTAAGCCCTGAGCGTATTGTCGAAGTAAAAGCCGAAGTAAAAGCAGAAATAGATACTGAAATCGCTAGTTTAAAAAATGAGTTTGAAGCAAAGGTAGCTGATCGTGCAAGGCGTGAAAATCCATCAAAGACCTGGGCACCTGACTCTGCACTTATTGCCAAAATAAAAGCCGAAGTAAAAGCAGAAATAGATACTGAAATCGCTAGTTTAAAAA